TCTCTATCTCTTTTAAAATCTTGAAGGTTTTTAATATACACTTCTTTTTTTATTTTAATAACTTGATTAGGTTCTAACTCTACATTAAATGCTCTAAGTTTTATTTTTTTATCAGTTCTATTTTGAATAAAGAAACTCATATTACATCCTTTTTGTTTTTTTTAAAAAAACAACCATATTGTCTTATTAAAAAAAAGAAAGGGGAAAGAAGCTATTAGTTTGAGAACACAGCTTCATAAACACCTTTTTTGTTTCCTACTGCATGCGCTAAATAAGAATCTGCATCAATAGTTAACATTTCCCTGTCAGTTTCCATGTAAACTGTATGGTCTCTTAAAATGAATAACCATCCGTAAAGTTCTCCACCTGCAAAACCATAGATTTTGTTTTCAGGAACAACTTCATTTTTGATTGTTGTTACAATATTTTTACCCCAGAAAGATTTAATATTATCAACACCTTTATTCCAGAATTCAGATACATTTGCATCACCAACTTCTAACATTGACATTTTAATAATATCTTGTAGTAATGTTTCAGTTAATAATACATTTTGGATTTTACTTCTATTTGACATTGGCATTTTGAAGAAATCAACTAAACTATTTTTATCAAGAGTTACACCATCTTTAAAATGAATGCTTTGTTTTGATTTTACATAATCATCTGTCTCTTCAGTCGTACCTGCAGCAGTTGCAGTAGCCCATTCTTCATCTAAAATTTTATTAGCTCCAGCCATGATTGTCATATCTTCAACTTTATACATAGCTTGTGCAATTCTTTTTTTGAATAGTGCTTTATAATCAATTCTTGTAGTCATCATCTCAATTTGAGATTTTCTGATTTTCTCAGAAACTAATTTTTCGAAGAATACATAGAATTTTTTAGTTTCATAGTATCTGTAGTTCCCTCTACCTCTTAGTGGAACAGTCATTGCACCTGCATCTACATCATTGTAAACGATTAATGCTGGTTGGTCAGTAAAATCAACTTCTTGTAATTCACTTGGACTTACATTTCTTGTTTCAACTACATTTCTAGCGAAACCATCTTCTCTTGTGTAGTCTTGAACAAATAAAGTTGCAGCTTGAGCAGCTTCTTTTACAAATTGTTCACCTGAATTTGGGTCAAACGCTTTTTGTGCGAATGCTTTTGAACTAATATCAAAACTATATGCTGGTTGTATATTTGGCATTTTCACTCCTTATCTTAAATTGTTACACATTCAATGTAATCAGTTGTTCTGTAAATAACTTGCATAACTGGCACTGTATGGTTATCATCTGTTTTTGCAGGTTTACCATCAATAATTGTAAGTAAGTCACCTTTTTGAATTGGTGCATCTGCATTATCTGTAAATAATTTTGTTACAAATCTCATATTCCCAAAATATGCAACTACATTACCTGCTGGTTTTAATACTTTACCTCCAGCTGTGCTATAAAAATTAGCTTCAGTAACTAATCCAAACCATTTGTCTGCTTTTTCTATAGTACATGGGTCTCCGTTGATGTCAACTAAAATACCACTATCAATAAAATTATCTGTATCTATTTTTGCATCTGATAGACTTAAAAAGTCTGGAGACAAAATAGTACATTGTTCATTTCTATTAAACTGAAACTCTGTATGAATACTCATAACTTCTCCTTGTTTTTTTTTTAAATTTTACACAATTTACATTGTTCTGTCAAATCAAATTAAATTAAATTTTAACACAAAATCACCCGAAATATTTTTCAAAGGTATCTTTCGGTGTTTTAGGTTCTGTGTCAAATTCATTATTTTCCACTGCAATTCCAAAAACATTGCTAACTTCAGTGTTTGAAGCTATTTTTTCTATATTCGAGCTAGAAATAATAGATTTCAGTTTTTTATTTTCTTCTCTTAAACTTTCAATTTCTTCAGAAGCTTCTTTCAGTAATTGAGTTACTTTTTCGAACATATTAATTCTCCTTTATTTTTTTTTAATTGTATCATTTTAACCAATATCTTTCAATTAATAGAATGAAACTTGACCATTCATAAAATATACGTATGCAAAAAAACCAAACACTAAAGCATGCAGTGCATCGTCTGGAACGTCAGGTGAGTGAGTCCATATTTTTCTATCACTGGAACCTTTTTGAGTAAACTCTGCAAGTATATCTTTAAAAAATGGATAAGAGTCTTCAAACTGAGGCCATAATATTCTTAACATGTGTTCAGGATTTGAATGTACTGGAACTGTTACTTTTTTTAACAATGGGTAATATACATCTTGTTTTAATATACCCATTATAGTATCTATAGCTGCTGTTTTGTCCATATTAAGAACATTTACTCTTGGGTCATATTTGTAAGGGTTTTTCATAGAACCAGAATATCTTATCTGTAAAAACCTTTGTACACCAAATTCTCTTTGTAATATAGCATTTTGATATGCACCCATTCCAGCATCTGCCCCAAAGAATTTAACTCTAAAAGCATAGGCAACATCTTTTATTGATTGAAGAGTGGCATCAGGATTACCAGGAGGTATTATACCACCACCTATAACTTCTATATCTCCTGTTGTCTTTTTTTGACCCATAATTAAATAAGCAGTTCTTGATTTGTCTTCAGTTCCTTCACCAGACCAGTCTATACCCATAAATATATTTCTGTATAGATTTAGCTTTTCATTGTCTATCATTTTAAGCATTCTTTTGCCAGGTAAACACAATTCTTTTAACATCTCTAATGTTAAGAATCTACTACCTGCTCCACTGGGAATACCAAGAACTTCTTGTTCAAATTTCTCCGGTGAATAACTATTGTATTTATTTAATACATCAACCCATTTATTTTCTGTTTGATGAATAGGCATAATAACCTGCGGTAATCTAACACCAACTAATCTGTTTTTATCGTTAGTTTGAACAATCATAAATTTAGAGTTTTGTTGTTCTAATCTTTTACCACACTTACTGCATATTAAACCATTTTTTCCTATATTGCTATATTCTATTATGTTTAATTTGTTACACCCAGTGCATCTATATACTCTTTCTATTCTATTAGCGTTTTTCCATAAGATACCTGTTAAGTTTTCAGAGCTTTTTGCTGTTCCAGCATATGTTACGGTAGGTCTAAGAGAAGATGTAATTGTTTCTTTAATTACAGGTAAAGCGTCTGGCACTATATCTTGAGTTTCATCTATATACAAATCATCAGCTGATTTACCCCTTACCCTTGCTGGTTCTGCTGATGCTAAAGAAGCATATGTTAACTCTATATAAGAACCAAGTGAATTTTCTTTATAAAAAACATTATTACCACTTCTTTTAAAAAAGTATCCAATCCTTGGAGAGTCATTAATAATAGGCCCAAGTTTTGTTTTAGACCATGTTTTTGCTTGAGACTCCAAAGGAGATACATATAGTATCCTATTATGTGGAATAACAACTGACTTTGTAGATGATTTACTAGCTAAATATACAGATTTACCAATCTGTCTACCTGCTAATACTAGTAATTCAGGTGGATTTAAGTCATAAACAATCCTCATAGGTTCATACAGATTGAAATCTATATGTTTACCTTCTACAAATACATTATCTTCAATAAATTTACTAATACGAGGGTCTGTAGGTATTTCTATCCTTGCCATTAGTTACCTATAATAGATTTAATTTGTTTTTCTATCTCACCAACTTTATCTTTTAAATATTCTAGTATAGGTGCATGAAATTTGTAATAATTTTCTAACTGGTCTTTTGGGTGTTTAACTTTAGATAATTCCATTAATTCTGGAACACTAACAACAGCTTTTTTTATGAATTCTGGGTCATAAGCAGGAAATGTGTTTTCAAATTTAATATTGTTAGCAAAAAATAAAGGTGGTTGTGTCCATCCATCTCTAATAAAACATTCAGACATATATTCTAACGCATCGCCTGATATGGGCATATTTTTAGCACCATATAATACCATTAACAAAATAACAGCCCAAACTACTTTATGTGCAGGATGATATGATGTTTCATCCATATATATTGCTTCATCATTAAGTATTTGTATCGCATTCTCAAAATGGTCTCTATTTGTTAAAACATAATCTTTAGAATGTATTAAATACACCATAGCTGTAACGGATTCTACTGTTTTATATGGATAACCCTGTCTTCCCATAACTATTTCAAATGTTTCTGGTTCCCAATCCACTATTCCCTCACCAAATGTGTGATATGCGCAAAATAATTGTATTATTCTCATTTTATCTATATTCGCATATAAATCTGCTTTAGGTGAATTTGGTATTTTGAAAATATTACTTCTTATATTATCAACAAAAGTATCTACTAAATTAAACATAAGAATCCTTTTTTAGGTAATTATAGCAAAAAAAATAAAAATGGTGATATTTTTGGTATTGAAGAAAGAAAGAAGCTTTAAGCTTCTACTCTTAATCTAGCAAAGTAGATATGACTACAATATGATTCTCCTATCATTTGAATTCTAAGTTCATTTATCTCATTTAAGTCGAATTCATATTTATTAAACACAGGAGGATTATACCAACCAGTAGTTGGTAAGTTATAACTACTTTTATCTGTAACAACTTTTTCATCATGAGAGTAGTATCCATACGCATGACCAAGGAATGATATTTTTTTTGCTCCATATGATTTTAATGTTTTAATATCAAACACTATTTTAACCATACCATGGAAATTACACTCTCCAGCACCATATACTATATCAGTATCAGTTGCTTTTAGATATCCATGCTGGTCATTACCTGTTCTTCCAACTGACTTAAATTTATTATATGGAGTTTTTGATAGTTCTATTTCAGTTTCTCCTCTATATGCTTTTACAAAGTGTTCTATAACATATTCTTCTGTTAAATTAGTTACAAAACCTTTATTTATAAACTTAACTGTCATTTTATTACCATTGAACAATTCAGATAAGTCTGTAGTTATATTAAAATCATCATCTATTCTAATTTTACTTTCATACTCATTATCACCATTGTTGTAAATAACTCCAAAAGTGTTATCTTCAG